GATGACAATTCGCAAAGCAAGAGATCCTGCTGAGAACGCGTGTGATCGTATTCATTTCGCTCGCCGCAGCCTCCGCCTAAACTCAATCACCGCCTCGACGAAAGCTTCCGCGACCTGCACGGCAGCAGTCCTACCGAGAATCTTCCCAAGGCTGGCCTCGAGGTTTACGCGAGATTGAACCAGGCCCTTCCGTATCGTGACCTCGTCGGTGTCGACAAAGAAGCTGGCAAGGTTGGCTGCCGCGGCGTCGACACGTTCGATGAACTCAGGTCCGCCGGGCGACTCTTTTAGAGCAATCATCGATTACGATCCTTGTCCTCTAATTCCGCTTCCGTCATCGGCGCCTGCCGTTGTTCTCTTCGGGGCCATCTAAAGCCTTCTGCGCGGCTTCATTCACTTGGTGCCCAACGTGGTGGATTATATGCAACAGATGTAGCAGCTCGGCCATTTCTGAACTATGCAATCCCCTGCCAAGCGCCACGGCCATGACGGCGCGCTTGAACAAGGCATGAATCTTCGGCTCCATCGCCATCGCGGCTCCCGCCAGGAATGGCCGAGGCGGGATGCGCGACGTTCCTAGCTCGTGCCAAACTGCCTTATCGTTGTTGGAGCCAACGTGGCCTTCGTTGCCGCTGGAATTCCATTCTATTGACGAGCGCATCTCGCCGGTCTCGAGCAGGGGAGTGTCAGCCGACTTTTTTGCGAGCGTCGACGGCGCCAGCGAAGGCCAGCCGTAATCGTAGGTGCCAATCACGCGCTGGGCCTCGGCAGCGACCAATTCGCAAGCCCGCGCAATCAATGCCGGACCGAGTACATTCATCTCTAGCTCAATCGTCTTCAGTTTCGCGACGAAACCGAGAAGTGAAAAAGTTTGCATTTCAGTGCCTCGTCGAGTTCATCGCTCAACCAACATGGTTTGCATCAGAGGTCGGTTCGGCGGTGTCGACGAATTCCCGCACCACGCGGAATGTCGGAACCGCATCGCCCTCGAACTCGCCCGCGGCTTTCAATAACAACCGCCCGAGCAGTTTGAGTTCCTCGTCACTGAGTCTCGATAAGTCCGGCACCATCGGGTCGGCGTTGTCGTCAGCTATGTCGGTGAGCATCCGTTCGTCCCTTTTCAAAAATAGCTGCGGGCCGCGCGACCAGGATAAATCGCCGCCCGCGTGTTGGAGGTTTTTATTGCGGTCACTCATCCAACTTGACCGTCGCCGACGACACCTTTGCCGGCGATCCCCTCATGGAGCTGAAATTCATGCTGCCGCCGCCTCGGTCGTCGGCAGGCGCCAATACATCGACTCCGCTAGTGCCAACGATGAACTGGTGCCGATCGGCGCGAAGCTGTGCCGGTGGCGAAGATCGTAGAACGGTTTCGCGGGCAGTGCGGCCGAAAGGCGGGCCATCCCGTCAAAAGTTTCGCTCAAAGAAATCTGATTTTGGAAATCGCTGGCCGCGGCGTAAAGCTCACGCCCCAGTTTTTCGTAGTCAGCGAATGCCGCCGAAAAATCGGCAAGCGCCTGATCGATCTGTCGAGCAGCGCCGACTCGCGCGTGCGCTAATCTCTCGATTTCCTTTTTGCGGAATTCTGTTTCGGCTGACTTCAGCGTTCTTTCCGCGTTCGCTAACTCGGCCTCGGCAATCGGCAGCGATGCCCGCAAATCTTCCAACTCGCGGGCTTTGCTGCGGTCATCTTCAAGGACGTGATCGAGCCGTTCCCGAGCGTCGTGATCAACCAAGGCCGCGGCCAATACGTGTTCCTGTCGGCGTTTCTGGCTCTCTGCATGAGCGGCCTCGGCTTTTGCGATTTTCTCGTTGATGGTTCGAACGTTCGCCCGCCACTCGGCAACGGTTTCGGCAGCAGATTGAAACTCCGATTCATGGTGCGGTTTTGCGTGCATCGTTTTTCCTTTCGATCAGGGGGTTGTCGGGAGGGTTTCCCACGTCCAGGGCGCGACGCAAAAGAAACGCACAGACTTGCCAGCGGCCAACGCAAAGGCGGTGTTCACCGACAGCGCGTTGATGGCGTCGCCTGCCGGAAAGTTAGGGCCGTTGCCCGGGAATCCGCCTTGAGACGCCGCAGCCGGAAAGATGTTCATCGAATTGGCAGCGGCGTTTTTGACGACATATTCGAGTCCGGGACCCGCGCCGGGCAGTACCGCCGAGTCGCCCGTGGTCGCCACAACGGTGAATCTGGAATACGTGGTGACGATCGGCGTGGCTGCGAGCTGGCCGCCGCCAGCGAAGGCTTTCATATTGTTTGTATAGGATGAGTCCACTTGGAGGGTTCCTTTATTTGGTTGGGATTTCGATTCTATCGACGGGCGCCTCGATCGAGAGCAGCCATGCAATTTCCTTTTCGTCGCTGACGACGTCGCCAGCGCTCCAGGATCGCCACATGTTCGATCCGGCGTGATCGTAAAACTCAAAGTCGCGGGTGAAGCGAAGGCCTGGATCCGTCATTGGAATTTTCTCCGATGGTCGGCCATCCACCGCGCGCGCTCGCTTTCCGAGAGGTCCCGCGCGTGCTTGGGCGTCTCGACCGGAGGCGGTTTCGGTGCGGCGTCTAGCTTGCGGCATTGAGCAAGGAACGCTTGCTTCTCTGCCTCGGACATGAGCGAGGCGCGTTTTGAGGTATCGATCGGTTCGGTCATTGTTGTCCTTTATCTGGCCATCGAGAATGCGATTTTTGGCGTTGGCGCCATTCGCTCACACCACCAAACAGCGGTTGCGACCGAGCGACAGAGGTTGTGAGATTCCCAGCTATCGTCGCCGCCGGCGTCAAAGCTGCCGAGCTCTGCTATCAGCGCCGCGGCCTCTGGCAAATCGGGTGCGACCCGGAACCTGTCGCCCTGCAACAGCACCGACAACGTGCCGATCAAGTCTTTTTCGGGAACGCGAAATTCGCCCTGCGCGACGCGCTGCTCGGCATCACCCGATGTTGCAGTGACCGCAACCGTGCCAATGCCCGCCTTCGCCATAAGAACGGCCACCGGTTTCCCGACGTGGGTCACGTTAATCACCGTCGCGGGCTTTATCTGCGATTCAGGCAATGACGCGATTAGCGTTGAGATGACGGAGATGATTTCCGGATATCCGCTCGGCAGCCGTTGCAGGCAGCGAAGACGGTGAATTTTCTTTCTCGTGTTGATGATCGCCGGCGCTTCGAAACCCTTATGCCGAAACTCTTCGGTGGTGACGGTGAAACGTTCCAAAACGCAAAGCGCCGCGAAATCTGGCGCGAGGTCGACGCCGACACAAAACGCTTCGAACGGCGCCGCAAGGCGCGGCTTAGGAACGCTGCGCTGAATTTGCCGGGCAATCTCGAGGATGCTGCTCATCGCGCCGCACCAAATATCGCTGCCGTTTGCGCCTCATCGAATAACGGCTTGAGGTTTGGATCCAAGCAACGTCCGATTACGTCGGGGCTGAACATCCGATTGGATTTTGAGGTAACCAGTCGGCCGAACGCGCCAGAAGATGCGTCAACCTGATCTTTGAATTTTCCCGTGGGAAACGTGCAGAGCTCGTCAAGATAGGCTTCGTTCCACCCGCCGCGGACGATACTGACGTTGCCGGCCTGACATTGGCTTGCAAACGGCTGCGCTCGAGTTTCTTTGTCGCCGGTTTCAGGCTCGGCGACGACGACAAAGCCAGCTAGCATGCTGGTCATGTCTTGCGCCTGCACCTTGCCGGCCTGTCCGGGATCCTGCGGCAGGCTGATTTCGACGCCGAGACCATCCGCCTGGGCGGTCGCCATGATGATCTGGCGAACCGTCGCACCCTCTTCCTGAATTTTGATCACATTTCCGACGTAGAATTTTCCGTCCGGCGCCCGGCCGATCTTCACGCCTGCGGTGCAAGCGCTGGTGCTCTTTTTTGACGCCGCCAGGTCCCAATGGCGAACCCACCTACAGTTCGGCGGCGGCGCATCAACGATCATGGCGTCGAACCAGGCGCGTTTAAACATGTTGCCTTCGCGAGGCGCCGGGCGCTGCTGGTATTGGCTGGCGAACGCATAGGCCGTCATATCTCGCTTGAGCGCGTCGACGACCTCACGAGGAAACCGCACCGGATCGAGCAAATCGCCGTCATTGGTTCTCGGATCAACGAAGCCAATCGATGTTGAGCAACGCCGCTCGACCTCGAATTCCATCGGAAGCATCAAATGCTCGTACCCCATACCGAGTTCGAGCACGACGCCGGAAACGTCCTGCGCATGCAGACGCTGCTTGACAATTACGAGGGCGCTCCGGCTTTGCAAGTTGAGGCGGTTGACAGCGCCTTCGCGGAATTTGCGGGCGGTGCTGGCCCGGTCCACATCGGACTCGGCCGTTTCGGTGCTATGAGGGTCGTCAATAATCAGACGATCGCCGCGCTGCGAGGTCAACGAGCCAAACGGAACGCCCTCCCGGAATCCGGTCGAGCTGTTAGCAAAACTAGTCTCGCCCGCCCTCGTCAGCACCACTTCGGGCCAGAGGCTTTGATACCAGTCCGACAAGATCAGATCGCGCGTTTTTCTGCTATCGCGCGAGGTCGGACCATCATTGAAGCTGGTCGCAAGGTAGCGCATCGAGCGCATCCCTTTTGGTCCCCACTCCCATGCCGGCCAGAACACGGACACCAGCAAGCTTTTCATCGAGCCCGGCGGAACGTTGATTAGCAATCTGGTAATTCGGCCGTCAGTGACCGCCTCGAGGTGCTGGCAAATCGCATCGATGTGCCAGTTGTGAACGTAGGTCGCGTTCGGCTCGAGCACGTGCCAAGCTTCTCTGACAAAGCCGGCCAGCGTCTGACAAGCCAGCTTCCCCGCAAGCTGTGAGGCGAGGCTACGCGGCATGATGGTGTTCAATAGTTTTCATGGGGGCAGTGGCAGAGGCCGGTGTGCCTTCAGTGTCGAAGGAACGAAGGGCCGACACCACAGCCTGCGCCGCGGATGGGAACGGCTCCAGGGCCTCAAGAATCCTCGCCTGAAGAGTGGCGATCTGCGGGTGATTCATCACATTGACGTTGCCGTTGATCGTGATCCGCGCCAACTCGCTCATCTCGCCGCTGAGCGTGCCGATCAGTTTCAACGTCTCGTTCAGTCGACCAGCCAACGCGCTCGCCGCGTGGTGTGCATGCGCCTGCGAGGCTAACTGGAATTCTTGCATGAGGACCGAGCGAACCAGGCTCAGATATTGCAGGACGCTGGTGCCCTCGGATGCCGCCAACTGCGCCAATTCTGCGATGGGAACGTCGGCCAAGTATTGAGCCCGCGCGTCTTCCGTCACATGTCCATTGTGGAAGTGGCGATGCAGCGAATCTCTGGAAATCTGAAACTTGCCGGCGACGTTATCCAAGCTCGCGCCGGCGCATCTCAATGCCTCAATCCGGGCCCTGTCCGGATGGGCGCAAATCGAGCAAAGCGGACCTCTGCGGCCGTGAAGTCGACGTCGTGAGACCAAGTTAGCTCTCCAGGGGGTGGACCGGACTGCTGCTGAACTGTGCTGCTAGTGCGGCGCCCTGGGCATCTGACCCTGATAGCGACGGAAGGAAGGAATTCGCCTCCAGGCATCAAACCCGATGCGAATCATGCGCAATTTTTCATTGCGAGTACGGACTGTAGACCGCGCGCATGTCGCAATCAACTTACAGAATTTTAATTCCGTTTTTTCGAATGGCCTCCGAGCAAATAACCGATGAGGCCAGCGTCAACGAGCGAGAACGCGAGCATCAGACCACAAATGATAAGAAACATTGCTTCCTCCTCAGCGCCAGAAGTCCTTGAACCGATCCGGCGCTAGCTCGGTGTTGGTCAACGGCACGGCGGTAGAGCGCGACCCCGCCTGCGCCGTTGGAGAACGCCACGGAGTCGCGCCGGCCCCGGCGCCGTCACTTTGGGAAGGCGGCAAGGGGGCCTGGCGACAGCTTGCGTCGCGAACGTGACGGCGGGGTGGCGTGAAAGGTTCGTCGAACGGGACGGCACGGGTTCGTGATCGCAGGAACGCGCGCCAAGCGCGCGCGGTTCCATATTTACGAACAGCTAGCAAGAGCCTTTTTAGAGCAGGTCGGAGGTGCGCGGCGCCGCGAGACCCGCGAGGAAACCCGGACGCCGCGCTGGCCGTGCAGGTGACGGGCACGCGGCGGGACCGCGCAACGGGGCCGACACGAAAATAACTTGCTCGGGTTGAGCAATATAGCTCAGACACCATTGCTGCGTGAGCGCAGCCTTCAATTTGAGCGCACGACCCGTGGATGTCGAAATGCCGAGTGACGCCGACGACGAAAACATCGTGCTTTATGTAAAGCTGCTCGCCGAGAGCGCGCAGGATACCCCGGCCCGACAAAAAATGCTGCTGCGATTGCTCGCTGAGGAAAAGGCGAAGGGCAAAGCGCCGCCAGCAGAGTAGCCGCGTCAACGTCAGGAGGATTTCAATGCTTCGTATTTCAGCATTCATTGCCGTACTCGCGCTGATAGGAACGACTGGCGTTTCAACAGCACAGACTCAAAGCAATTCCGCATGGGCATGTTACAATTCACAGACATGCC